CTAAAAGCTTTAAAGAGCTTGAGGAAAATGCTGAAGATGATCAGGTGGTGCTTACTGAAGTAGAGTATCACGTAGCACACCGCATGGCTCAGGAGACCCTGAAGAATAAGACCTGCCTAGCTGCTCTACGGCACAAGGACCGTAAGAATGAGGTCTCTATATTTGCGGAGTGTGAGCGTACCGGCTTAATGCTTAAAACAAGGCCAGACCTCTACATACCTACGGAGGGTACGGTTTATGACGTTAAGACTACTCAAGATGCCAGCCCTACAGGCTTTGCGCAGGAGTGCTGGAAGTACAGTTACGATATACAGGCAGCATTCTACTTATACGTGTGCAACCTAGCTGGGATCTTAGTAGAACGCTTTCATTTCCTTGCAGTGGAGAAGGCTGCTCCATACGCAAGCCACATGCACGTAGTTAGTCCAGAGCTACTAGCAAATGCTACAGAGCGTATGCACAGAACACTGGCTGTCATTAAGGATGCTAGTGATAAGGAAGATTTTGGTACTGGGTGGGGCGAGTATACAGTCCTAGACCTCCCGAAGTGGCTATAACCCCACAGAGTGCCAAAGCGAAGGGCCGAAGACATCAGCAATGGGTCAGAGATAAAATTCTCGCTCTCTTCCCCAAAGCACTCCTCCCAGATGATGTCAGAAGCACTTCTATGGGCGCTGGCGGCGAAGATATACAATTGAGTACTGCCGCCAGACGCCTGTTCCCATACTCCGTAGAATGCAAGGCATTTAAATCATTCGCAATCTACAAGGTGATGGACCAAGCGGCAGATAATTGTCCGAAGGGTGCGGAGCCAATCGCCATTATTAAAGCTGATCGCCAGAAACCTTTGGCTGTCATGGACGCAGAACACTTCTTCAAATTGATTGGGAAAAATAGTGCCAAAAGTAAATCTACCCGAAAATAGTATTCACGTAATGATTACTCTCAACCCTGACGATGGCAGTATGACTCTGTCCAGCCAAGGAAACATCCCCGACGACTTAGATCCTGAATACGTGAAAGCCATGATGGATATATCCAACGGCCTCTGCATGATTTTGGAGAACGGTGTCGAGTATCTCGCCACAACCGGTTCCATTCTAACTGCCCTAGAAGAAGAGATGAGCGAAGAGGTGGTCTTCGAACCGGATGATGAGCTTCTGGATGCAGTGTCTGACGCCAAGATTATAGATTTTAGCAAGAAGGTGCATTGATGAACGCTCGCAGTAAAAAAATGACCTACGAAGATCATCTTCGTGAACCCATTGATCAAGATCCAATGCCCATCATGGATGTAGTCCATAAGCCACCTCACTATAATAATGCGGGTATAGAGTGCATCGACGCGATGGAAGCTATGGTTGAGGGCGCTGATGTAGAGCCTCACGCCGCCTACTGTTGGCAGAATGCTTTTAAATACCTGTGGAGATGGCCTTACAAGTCTAAGCCTCTGGAAGACCTCAAGAAAGCCCGCTGGTATTTAGACCGGCTGATTGAGGAGCTTGAAGAATGATCACTCAGGAAGACATCGACTCTGTGGCTGAACTAGCAGAGCCACTATCACAGGCGGGCTTACATAATATGCCAGATGACTGGGATAAACATAGGCATCCCTCGCCTCTGGAAATGGTATCTGACTTCGCATCCCGAATGGAGCAGCCACTGGGCGAGAAGTGGAAGTTCAGCAAGAAGCTGGAAGATTTTCGCTGGGATATGATTCAGGAAGAATACGGTGAAGCTTTTGATGAAAGCTGCAACGGCAATAACCCTGAAAACATGCTCAAGGAATTAGCTGACTTAGTCTACGTGATTTACGGATACGCAGCCACATACGGCTGGAATTTAGACAAGGCAGTTCGCCGTGTACACCGCTCCAATATGAGCAAGCTGGGCTTAGACGGCAAGCCGCTTAAAGGACCAGACGGCAAAGTGCAGAAGGGTCCAAATTATAAAAAACCAACGCTTACGGATCTAGTGGAGACCAATGATGAGTAATTTACTACCAACTGACTACCAAACCTTCATAGCAACCAGTCGCTATGCTAGGTGGCTTGAAGAAGAAGGCCGAAGAGAGACATGGTCTGAGACAGTATCTAGATACATGGATAATATTGTACGCCCTAAAGTAGGTGCGGAGTTTAATTCATCAGAAATAGAACAGGCCATCCTAAGCCTAGAAGTCATGCCCAGTATGCGGTCAATGATGACGGCAGGGAAGGCGGCTAACCGCGATAATACGTGCATGTACAACTGTAGTTATCTAGCCGTAGATGATCCGAAGGCCTTCGATGAGGCTATGTTCATCCTGCTCTGTGGAACTGGGGTAGGGTTCTCTGTCGAGCGTCAATACATCAACAGTCTCCCAGAAATTCCGCAACTCTTCTACAGCGATACTATTGTCATGGTCAGGGATAGTAAGGAAGGCTGGGCCAAGGCTTTCAGGCAAGTTCTTGCTCTCCTATGGGCTGGTGAAATTCCAAAATGGAATACGGAAAAAGTTAGACCGGCTGGTGCGCGACTAAAGACATTCGGGGGCAGGGCGTCTGGCCCAGCGCCGTTGGTTGATCTGTTTAACTTTGCAGTCACTACGTTTAAAAATGCTCAAGGTCGCAAGCTGTCTTCGATTGAGGCGCATGACCTGATGTGCAAAGTAGGCGAATTAGTAGTCTTTGGCGTTGTACGCCGCTCCGCAATGATTTCCCTGAGCAATCTATCAGATGACCGTATGCGTCATGCCAAGAGCGGTAAGTGGTGGGAGAATGACCCACAACGAGCATTAGCAAACAACTCTGTGGCCTACTCAGAGAAGCCTGACAGCATGTCCTTTATGCGTGAGTGGACTGCCTTAGTAGAGAGCGGGTCAGGGGAGAGAGGCATCTTCAACCGGCAAGCTGCTATTAAACAAGCTGCTAAGAATGGACGCCGTGACCCTAATCGTGAGTGGGGTACTAATCCCTGTTCTGAGATAATTTTAGCTGGACCTAGAACTGATCCCAAGACTGGTAATCCTATTGCCGGTACAGGTGGACAATTTTGCAACCTCAGTGAAGTAGTAGTACGGGCAACAGACACTATAGAGGACTTGGAGCGTAAGGTTAGGCTGGCTACTATTTTAGGAACCGTACAGGCCACCTACACTAAGTTCCCGTACCTTCGAAAGGTCTGGGAGAAGAATACAGCCGAAGAGCGTCTGCTTGGCGTCAGCCTGACAGGTATTATGGATAACCCTCTTATGACTACTGCTAACAAGGGTTTGGCTGAGACTTTAGAGCATCTAAAGCAGGTTGCTGTGGATACTAATAAGGAGTGGGCAGATAGGCTTGGCATAGAGCAGTCGGCTGCTATTACGTGCGTGAAACCATCGGGTACAGTTTCTCAGCTAGTAGATAGTGCTAGTGGAATACATGCACGGCACTCTCCATATTATATCCGTACAGTGAGGGGTGATAATAAAGACCCTCTAACGCAGTTTATGATAGATCAAGGCATTCCCAATGAGCCAGAGGCGTTTAAGCCTGATCAAACGACTGTCTTTAGCTTTCCTGTGAAGTCTCCTGAAGGAGCGGTCTGCACCGCAGATATGACGGCTATTGAGCAGCTTGAAATGTGGTTGATGTACCAACGGCATTTTGCGGAACATAAACCAAGCGTAACTATCAACGTAAAGGCTGATGAGTGGTTTGAAGTAGGCGCATTTGTGTATGAGAATTTTGATGAGATGTCTGGCGTATCTTTCTTGCCGTATGATGATCATACTTATCAACAGGCTCCTTATCAAGAATGTGAGGTTTCAAAATACCAGATGCTGCTAGGTCAAATGCCTGAACGCATTGACTGGTCGAAGCTGGCAGACTACGAAAAAGAGGACACAACGGTCAGTATGCAGACGATGGCTTGTACTGGAGACAGTTGCGAACTCGTTGATATTTCAGCATAAATCCCAATAAAAAAGCCCTCAGATCGCTTGACCTGAGAGCGCATTTACACTAAAATGTATCTTGAATGAGGTTGAGATTGGTCCGCCTTGTTCGTTGGTTGAGACCCCTGCTTTGGTTGGTGGGGGTCTCTTTCTATTCAGGGAAGTTTTTCCTAGTCTCAAAGTTAGGCATCACACCTAAAGCAGCTTCGGTCATGTCCTCACCAACCGCTATAGCTAAACTATTGAGTACTGGGTTACTATAATCTTGCTGGCCGTCTTCTTCTTCTCTGATACGGATTTGGTATCTACCGTCCAGCCGTGCTACCCGAAGAGCCGCTAAGGAAGCATCTCTGATAGCATCCCTAGATTGCCGCTTCCTAGTTATATCTACAAGATTAGCAAATTCTGTAGGGCTGGTAATAATGGTAGCCAAAACCTGTTTGTGGATTTCTTTTTCGAGGGCAATAATTTCCTCTACTCTAGCGGATGATAATCTACGCAGCATTGCAGCGGTTGGGTTCATGTAACCGGCTAGTACCAGAATACTGGTTGAGACAGCATCTCTAGTTTCTTCACCTATTCTAGTAAGTATCTCTGTATTAGAACCTACAGGAACATCCCTGAGTAGGGTTGGACCAGCATTGGCATATAAGACATTAAGAGCGTTGAATACACCTTCTCTAACTGACTCTGTGGCTGCGTCAGCGGCTCCATCTGGAAAGATGATGTCTAAGCTCTTCATTAAGCCTTTGGCAGAATCGGCGGTAAGCTTAACAATCTGGCTTGGCTGTATATTACGAAGCGGTGTGCCGTCAGGTTTAAAGCCGGTTATGCTTGATCCAAATACTTTCGAACCGACTGTATCTAAAGCAACTGACTGTAAGGCTTGTTGAGCAAGAAGCCGTTGGCTAGTGGGTAGCTTATCTATCTCAGCCATTAGTTCTATAGTGCCATTGCTATCGGGCTTAGTAATAATATCCGACAGGGCTGCTCTAGTATCAGTTCTAGCGGCCTTACCTACACCACCCGATCTGCGAGTTACTTTAGATAGAAGATCATTTAGAACAGAGCTTTCTGCGGCCTTCAGAGCTTGCTTGGCTTGAGTAATGCTCTCTTCAGCACCTAACAAGTCATCTCCTAAATCACGCCTCCTCTGGCCTATGTCTACAACCATCTGCGCTAATCTGTCTGCGCTCTGGTCATTACCGGCTGCGCGTAATTGTTTAATGGCAGGAGCAATTTGCTGATTGAGGTCTATCTCACTCATGCCTTTTGTAGCCAGTACAGATAGCTTCTCCATCATCCTAGCCATGATGAGATCACCCATAAGAGGGGTGGTCGGCCCTACATTACCCATAGATTCATCAATGGCTTCGTATAGCTGAGTAAAGCCTGACCCGTCAGCTTCATCCATAGCAGTATTGACGTAGGATTCCATTGCACGGTTGGAGTCTACTACGCCTTGATCCCTAGAGGTTACTTGAGATGGATCTAGATTACGCTTAGAGCGTTGATCCGACAGTACAGACGTAAGAGCCTTAATCCGGTCATCATTACGCCACCGATTATCAAAGTCTTTGTATTTCTGGTCAGCTATTTCTGCAAGTTCTCTGGTCTCTCCCTGAGCGTAGCCTAATTGACCCAGATTACCATCATCTTGCACTTTGGAAGAAATGTGCTTTTTAATTTGACTGAATTTCTGAGCTAATTTTGGATTAGTTGCAGAGTAAGTGTCATACATACCGCTAAGAGTGGGCCGTAAGTTATAAACGTCTTGAAAGCCTATGGTACTACCAATTCTCTCAAGAAACTCTGCCTTCTTTTCAGGTCTGATAAATATCTCACCACTGGTCTGCATAGTGAAAACACCATCAGGACCATATAAAAAAGTACGGGTATCCTCAGTAACCATCTTCTTATTAGTAAGTGCTGTGTAGATTTTACCCAAGGCATCTCTGGCTTGATTGCCGCTGGAGTCAAAGACGTTTACGTTTTGAACTGCGTCCAGAACTTGATCAACTAAAGCTTCCGCAGCCGCAGGTCCAATAGGCGTATTGGGAATTGCTCTAAAGGCAGCTTCTACTCCATCTTTCTGAGCTTCAAAGACAGGGTATGCAGTACTTTGAGTCCAATTAGATAATGCCTGACGGTCATCACCGGTAAGCTGCATCTGAGTGAAGTCATCCATCAGGAGATCGATGGATTGGTCATCTGCTACTACATTATCGATGTTTGTTTTAATAGCATCTCTAGCAGCTTCAGCCTCATTAATGTCAGCGCCCAGAGCAGTCTTTTCTACTTCAATTTGCCGTGAAAGATTACCTACAGTAGCGTCTGCGGCTTCATCTATATCACCGGCAACGCGGGAGTTAGCAAATTCAGAGAAGAAGTCTCCCATTTGATTGAGGACGGCATTATCTGTGCCAGCCACATCTGGATTACTTCTATTACTACGCATGATAGAAATCATACGCTGATACATATCCCCAGAAGCCTGTTGGATCATTTCTTCAAACCCGTCGGCTCCCATAGTATCTTGGAGATGCTGACGGGTTTCGCGCATATAGGCTTCAGATCCTGTCATAAGAGCCTGAGCGGTAGGTACTGGTATGTCCTTCTGAAAATCAGCAATCTTCAGGGTGACTACGGCATTACTGTTTAGTACCTTAGAAAGTACTTTTAAATTCTTTCCTACCTCAAGAGCATTCTTACCCTTGATCATAGTTGGATCTAAAAACTCAGCTACCTTTAGGATTATGCCGTCTTGTACGGCGGCACTCATCCCATCGATGTCTCTGATAGTTGCCCCTGTAGAATATTTACCTGTTCGAGTTATAAAATTAAACAAGGGAGCCGCTACTGTAAGCAAGCCATCCATAGCACCGTTAAGAAGCAGACCATCTGTTAATACAGCTAAATCATTTGCAGTTTCGTCAGTTATATCTGCACCGGCGGTCTCTGCTATACTTTTAATACGATCCGCAGATACAACTAAACCGGAATCTCCTTCACTTACGGCCAGTGTTTCTAAAATAGAGCCAGATATTGTATTGGCGGTAACTGTACCGAAGCCACCTAGTTTCGCTGCTTTATTTCCTGAAAGTATTGCCTTTGGTAAACGTAAAGCTGCTTGAGCAGGTTTAGCCACAATACCCATAGGAAGAGCAAGCGTCCATAAGTCAGACATAAATTGTTCGCCGCCACTAAGCTGCATACTAGGGGTGTTTGCTGCAAAGCCGCGCTCCTCTTCAGGAACAGAGGGGTCGTATTCGCTGGTATCTGTGGTAAACTCTTTATTATAAATACCAACAGCGTCCTTAGCTAGACTTTTACTGCCTTCCTTAAAAATCCTAGACCAGAAATTACTGTCATAGGTTGGTATTAGGTAATCAGTGGCAACTAATTTAGAAGGATCGTCGGGATCAGGTTCATAAGCAGTATAAACTCTATCACCGTTATCTTGTAGAACGCCGGTCTGGTTATATAGCTCCTGAGATTGCTTCTCCCATTGCTCTTTTGCCGCTGGAAGGTCTTGGATTGCTAACTGCGACTCGCTTAGTTCGTTATAGCCCGTCCAGAGGTTTGCTACGTCCTGAAACGCGGCAGTAGCTCTTGTAATGGGGCCAACTTTAGGTGGTTTACCGTATAGGTCTTGCTTAGACAGGCTGTCTGCTTCTGCAACGGCACTCTCTCGTACATTATTACGGGCATCTTCTGAAAACCTGTCGGACTCAGATCGCCAATCTTCCGCATTACCGCCAAGAAAGGTCTCTTTCTCTTCTGGAAATGCTAGGAAGTAATCATCCATAGCAGAGCTTTGGGGCGTTTCTGGAACAGTAGGAGAAGTTCCGTTGAGGGCATTCTGAATCTCTTCTGGAGAGTATCCTGAAGCCTCCGCTTCTTCTGGAAACTGCTCAAAATATTTTGCCTGAGCTTCAGTCAGTTCCATGCGTTACTCCTCCTGTGTCTCGTAGTAGGGTTTCAAGAGGCTTTGAAGCTGATTGAATTGATCCTCTGTAAAATCATCCCCATATATTTCTTTTGCGCGGTTTTTATAAAAAAGTTCAAAAAGTTCACCTTGATATTGAGCCGGTTGAGTAAGGATGTAATCATATCTTTGCTTATCAATTTTAATAAGGCTTGAGTTATTTACATAAGGATTCAAACCCATGCCTCTATTTTCAGTTTCGTCTGTTTGCGGGTCAGACGGCACTGGCGCGGTGCTAGAAAGCCACTGCATTACTTCAGGGGTATTGTTATTCAGGTGATCGTTGATACCAACTTGAAGCTGAGTTGCTTCAAATGCCTGTTTATAAACAGGGTTCATCATGGCAATGTTATGCTCACTGCTATTATTTAATATCTGATCATAATCTTTAACCGCCTGAGTAATCATATTCTGGGTCTGAGTTTTTAGGTTGGCAGTATATGTGGGATAATCAGTGCCTACATTATTGATAGTAAGCGCATTCTTATAATCGAAGTTAGAAAGAGCCTGACCTGAGCTATCCAGAGCCAATTTAGCAAAGGAGAATGCGTGTCGAATATTAAGAGCATTCCACTGCGCCCATGCCGAAGCATTTTGTGCTAAAATAGACTTACTTTCTTCGTCTTCGGGTTGAAGATTTTGTAATTTCTGAGCCGCTTGTTTGGTAAATTCTTCAGCAAATTCGCTATCCGATAGACCTTCGCCGCCTAAAGCATTAGCCAAAGCCTCTAGTTCTTCACCTACTTTCTTGACTAGAGATGAACCCTTACCACCAATGAATGTCAGTATGTCTGGGTTGTTCTTAGCAAAAGTATCCAGTTGCAGAGCAGTCTGAGCCAGAGTGGTTGTATCGGTCTTCAAGTCTGATAACGGCGCATTAAAGTCGGCGGTATTTCTATTAGCCATATTCTGTGCGTCAGTAACTTGATCGCTGCGAGGGCCAAGTTCTACAATATCACTAGGACCATATGTCTTACCGTGTAATGCGTCATAGAACTTACCGTTCTGCATTACAGCCAAATACAATTCAATAGGCTCTGCATTTGGTGTGTCAGGATTTGGCTTCAAAAATACAGTCTGCATTTCATCTGTAAGCTGTAAGTCATTAGAGGTGTCGCCTTCGGCAGCATCATAAGTAGCCTGTACCTGCTCCAGTAACGATTTACGCTGGGCTAGAGCCAGTTTCTTTCGTAATTGATCTTCTGTTAAGCTTGAATCGTCAGGCCCAAAAGACGCTAATTCTGAGGTCACATTAGCCGTGAAGTCTGCAATGTTAGTCTTAGTTATAGTCTCCGTCATAAACTTCTGAGAAGCAGGATCTGCCAAAAGTTTATCGACTTCCGCTCGTAGAGATGGATCAGCATTTGCTAATTTCTTTAAATCCTCTGTAGATTTAAATGAGCCATCGTCATTCTTTAATGGGTTATCGTCAGGATTTTGATTAAACCGTGGCTCCTTCTTTATGGTTTCTAGAGCAGTAAGCAGGGCAGTCTTTTGCGTACCGGCGGGCATTGCATTGATCTGACTTTCCTTAGCACTTAAATCTGCTTTATTTTTTATACCCTTAAAGAACTCAGATACATCGGCAGGAACGTCTGTATATGGAGATACTTCAATACCGCTTTTCTCTATTTCTACAGGTTCAAGGGAAGCATCATTCTCCCCTTCAGGGCCAAGAATAGCATCCATCTGCTTTTCCATGCCGCCCTGTATAGTACCACCCGATTCTCTTAAATCCCCAACAGTGTCACGAATTCTATCTTTAGTCTCCGTATCGCCTATGGCTCCAGCATTCTTATAAGCAGCGTATGTACTTTTATCTGCAACATCCAGATCTACATCACTACGCCGTAGCAGCGGCCCCTGTAATTCAAGGCTCTCAGTTTCCTTAGTGAATTTAAGCTGACCGCTATCAATCATACTCTTAGTCAGAGTAGTTACATCGCCTACATCCCCGTCCATTAAACGGAGTTGCTGCTCAAAAAAGTTTATAGCGCCAGTGTTGCTGGCATCGCCTGAGAAGTTTAAGTTCAACGCCTTAGCATTGCGCTGTATTTTTTTCTCTTTTAAATCGGCGGCATCTTGGGCAGCTTTAACTCGACGCTCTTCAATACGAGCCTCTCTGCGCTTCTCTATCTCTTCCTGCCGCTTTTCCTCATCTCGCTTTTTAAGGCCATACGTTAATTCATCAAAAAAACCGGCATACGGGTCAGTTTTTTCCTTATACGAACCGGAGCTTATTCCAGCCCGTACTTTAGCAGCCTCGCTCTTAAAGCTCATCTTCAAGCTCCTCTTCCTCTACGCCGCCTAACATTTCAGCCTGTTCTTCTTCCGGTGCGACTCCACCAGCCTCTGGCATAGCCATGAGACCCTCTGCGGGCGCTTCTGGAGCAGGTTCTTCAGGCAGTGGCTGCTCTAGCTCTTCTTCCTCATCAATAATGCCCATAGAGGATTTGAGTAGCGCAGGTGTGATGATGATACGATCTTTATTCTCTACGCCCATCTCGTATTTTACACCGGCATTTTTAGCAGCTATCTCAATGTAGCGGGCTATAGGGCCAGCTATAAGTACCGCTAAGTCTATGCCTATTTTACCCTTACTTACTGCCTGTAAAAGAAGAACGGTTACTACAGTCGTAATGTGAGCATCTATTCCTAGCATAGCGAAGATGATTTCTTTTTCTTCGGGGTCATCAATCTTGTCGATTAAATAGGATACAGACTCATCGTAATCCACCATGTCAGGTGGCCTATGCCAAGCATAGTTACGGGTATCTGCCATATAGTTAGCGCCCGGAATTGGAGCATTAAGCCTCATCTTCTAATTCCTCTTCTTTAGCCAGCTTGCTGTCAGTGGGTTCTTCTAGAAGCTCATCTTCCATCTGATCAAAGAAGTCTGGCGTATAGAGCAGACCACCTTCCTTTAACTCGGCGGTCTTCATAGGCATGACGCCCTTAACAAATTGCTTAATGGATTTTTTTATTGCTTCATCAAATGTCATTTTTGTACCTTAAATTTAGGTTATGCCTAGTTGTTTAGCTATCCATGCAGACCCCTCAGATGATCCAACAAAAGCCCCGCCCAGCTTCATAAGACCGTCCATAAAGCCGCCACCAGACTTTTGCCCTGACTGAGCTTGCATCTGGGCGATAAGAAGCCGAAGTTCTCGCTCTTGATCGTTGTCAGTAGTCTTCCAAATGTAGTCGAGCATATTATCTGCGCTATCCCACAGATTATTTTGAGCCTCTTGAGTTAGGTCCAAAGCGGCTTTTACATCCGCTGTGTGTGCATCTACCTCATTCTGCGTATTAGTGGTCTGAACTTCTTGCCGCCACTTGGCATTCGCTAAGTCAATCTGATATTGCATCTCTGCTAGAAATTGCTGGCGGTCATTTTTCATGTCGGCGTTAAACTGGGCCGCATCATTAATTTCACCGGCATTAAATTTAGTTAAGGCATTAATTTCAGATGTGTTGTGACGCTGAATATTTACTACCATTTCAGTGTAAAATTTATTCATGTCGTTAGCAGCTTCAGCATTAAATCTACGTGCTGTATTTTCAGCTTTCGTATTCTCAAGAATAGCTTGCACAAGAGCTTGCTTGTTGATCATCTCAGCTTGCTGCTCGTTGGTCAGGTTAGTCATATCCATTTCCAAAAAGGCTTTGGCATTTTGAACCGCTGCCTGTGAACGGGCATCTAAATTAGCCATCTCTACATTACTGAGCATCTTGGCTTTATTGATGATAGCCTCTTGTTTATTGTCTAGATTTTTTACCGTAAGCGTTTGAAAGAATGTAGCTTCTTTTTCAGCTACACCCATCATGGATTCCATAATCGCGTTGGACATGGCGGCTGTTGCGGCTGTTCCAGAGATGCCGTTGAAGGTAATAGACTTCATAGCTTCTCTGTTCATGCCCTGCGCCCAAGGCGGGATAATCGGATTACCGTTTGCGTCCTTAAATTCAGCCGCAATAGTTTTCATCTGCCAGAGAATAGATGTCTTCGCGTCTACAAACTCTTTACCTTCCTTAACCAACTTATCTGCTAGTAGTTTACCGGCTACTGTACTTGTGTCGATGACCTTAGATAGGTCTACGTTGGCCCAGTCGTTTGCGGCTATCCCTAGCTCGTTTTTAGTGCCGTCTGCATTTACGCCGGTAGCTGCACCAGTTACATCAATAGCATATTTGTCGGCATCGACTAAAGCATCGTCGCTAACTGTTCCGGTTGCTGCATTCATCATCTCATTATCAGTGAGATTATTAGTAGCGGCTTCAAAAGTAGCTGCACCCTTATTGTCTGCAATACTGGGGTCTACTGTGGAGGCATCTCCGGTAGTAGTGGCCGTGTATCCGTCATTCTCTCCAAGCCCATAGCTGGCATCGTCGGCATCTAGGTTGGTTCCTTCAGCATCTGCATCCACCTTTGGAATAATGTCGGCAAGTACTAAGCCTTTGTCTGCTAGAAACTTGTTAGGGTCAGCTATTATAGCTGCCATGTCAGCTTCGTTTGATACAACACCAGCCGCTATAGCCATTTCTTTAATAGACTCGGCGGTAGTCTCTACAGAGTTTTCTTCTCCCGCCGAATTATCTTCAGCTTCCTGCATGATAGCGTCTGCCTGATCATTATCACCTCTATCACGGGCTTCCTTAGCTTTTTGCTCATATCCAGTAAGACCAGTTTTGGGATCTTTTATAGATAACGCATCGATTACTTTACCGCCCTCAACTTTTACCTCGTAGGGTAATCCCAAGAAGTTGTATGAATAAGACATACTGCCGTTGTTATAGACTTGCTTGCCATCGACTACGCTTTTGGCATCTTTTTTAGGATCTAAGTTGTTTGCCCACCCTGCCAGCGTTCCTATAATTCCAACCGGAGTTGCATAACTCAAAGCCTTTGTAATGCCAGAAGGTGCTGAACCCGAAGGCTTATCATTGCTACTACTCTTGGAGCCACTGCCGCTACTACTATTACTGCTATGTACTACAGTCTTATCTCCGGTTCTTTTTTCGTAGTCCTTGGCAGATTCTCCCGGTCTTCCATAACCTTCTTTACTACTGCCGCCAGCCCCACCGCCGTCAAACATATCCTCTACGCTGTCGTAACCAAAAATTCCCATCAGATATTACCCTTCTCTTTTTTACACGCACGAATGCGGTCACGAAGCCTTGCGTAGTCGGCTATAGCCATGTGTATATTGCCGGTAGTGCCTTCTAAGGCGTCTAATTCATCGGCTAATTCGTTGTTAAATTCTGGCGTGTAGGTCTGGATAGGTGGACAGTATACTTCCAGCTTGCTTCTATAGACCGTTTCCGCGCAGCCGCTCAGTGAGACTACGGCTATCAGTAATGCTATCTGCTTCATGTTCTGCCATTGCTTTATAAAAATCAGTCGCCTTTTCCTGCGCCTGTAAATCGTCCTTGAGGACTTTATTCTTCTCGTTAGCTGCCCCACGTACTCGCCCCATCACGTAAATAATGGGAAGAGCCAGTGCGAGAGCGCCTATAATGTAGGTCTTGATCTTGCCGAAGATGAACACTAATGAACGCCTTCTTTGTTATCCTTCCAGCGAGCGTATGCAGCTAAGGCAATGCCTCCAATTGCACACAGAAGAAAGATTGTTTTCAGGCTGTCTGCGTAAGCAACCAACCCCTGTAATTGCCCTGCAACTTCATTCAAGCCAGTGGCTGCACCGGCTATACCAGCGCCTACCATAGTCTTGGACTTAGTAAGCTTCTTAGGAGCCTCTGCGGTAGGCTTCTGTACCATCTGCGGGCCACCCTCATCAGACGGCAATTGAGCGTCACGGCTAAAGATAGCTGCTTCCGCTGCACGGCGGCGAGTAAGTCCTCGTAGCGGCTGTAATTTACCGTCTACCCGTGCCTTGTTCCATCTTTGCAGTTGCTCAGGTACATCGTCGTACAGACCTGAGTTCAGACGCGAGAGGGCTGTTGATGATTTAAACGCACCCCCGCCTAAGTTGAATACAAACGACACTAGAGCGTCATACTGCCCTTGGCTCAGAGGCACATTGACTAGACGTTTAACTATCTTACCGTGTTCGTCTAAGTCATCTTTAAGGCGTTGCTCTGCCTCTGCTACAGTGCAGGTCATTCCAGAGCGAATACCCTTAGTCGCGCCAAATCCTAGTGTCCACTTTCCAGCGGGGCAGCGATATGAGTGTACTAGGCCATCGTCTTTAATTTTGTGCAGACCTTCAAACTTTTTAACAAGTTCTACGCAATCTTGTGATACATTAGTTGGGTGCATACTTACCTCGTTACTGCGAATGGTGAAGCAAATCCATCGGTAGGCGCACCCTCAGACATAGCAGGGCTAAGATTGCCCATGCTTATGTTAGCGCCTTGGTAGGTGTCGAGTTGCGAAAGATTATATAAGCTTCTGTTAATATTGATTACTTGATCCCCCAAACGATTTCCTTGCAGGTCAAAACTGCGGAGCAATAGATTTCCGTTTTGATCTATAGCCCGTGAAATTGTTGTGCCGTTCTCGTTTACGGTGTTTGTTATTAGCTGGCCCTGATCGTCAAAAGCGTTAGAAATCTGCTTAAATTCATTTCGAGATTGTTGATCAATATCACTCTGTTCAGCCGCCACCGCAGCTATATTTTTAGTCTGTGCATCCAGAGTATTATTCTGTCGATTAAAGCTTTGATCAATATTGCCAAACGCATCTTGTTGGACTGTATTAATAGCAGCAAAGCCTTGATCCATGCTTGAGCCAAGTTGATCCAGCGTAGACGTGGTGGTGTCTGATAGAGATTTCTGAAGCTGCATCTGGGCTTGAGAAGCCTGAGACATAGTATTCTGGATGTTAGTCTGGCTCTGGTCAATTAGCTGGCCTGTACTATCAAATTTACTGGTTATTAGGTTGCCTTGCTGATCGATCTGATTTGTCACTGTATTACCCAAGGCGTCTACAGTTGATCCAATCAAATTGCCCTGACTATCAAAGGCAGAGGATACGGTGGCAAAGTCGGATGCTACCGAAGCATCTAGGCCTGTGATTTGAGATCCTAGCATTAACAGATCACGGGCATTCGAGTTGAGAGTATTAGTATTCGCATCAAAGCCAGTAGCAAGTACGCTGTTAATATCAACGCCTTGATCAGCCATAGTCTGCGACAATGCAGTGTACTGTTGCTGGATGCTGGCGTCGAAGTTTGAACTTGCCGTGTCCAGCCCTGCCATTAGGCCTTGCTGACCCGAAGATAGATCTGAGCCAAGGCCCACAACTTGTCCAGCCGCCTCTGTAAAGCCTGTTCCAACATCAGACGATAGCTGCCCAATCTGACCTGTTAGGGATGACTGATATGACTCGGCGTTCGACAGCATCGTATTAACATCCATCGACACGCTGCCGACTTGATTCCCCGCAGCATCAAAAGAAGTTTCTATTATGTTGCCCTGATCGTCAAAACGGCGCTGTATTGTGTTGCCGCTTTCATCAATGCTGTTGGCTATCAGAGTTCCGTTCTCATCAAACGAACTGAATAGCTTGCGGTATTGAGCCTGTGTATTCGCATCTAAATTTGCAGAGCTAGAGTCGATTAGTTTGCTAACATTGCCAAGGCGGGTTGTTAGGTTAGATGCCGCTTGTTGATCCTGCATCGAGGCGTCTGAGAAGCCTGTACCCACCGCAGATCCTAATGCATCAAAGCCAGCCGCAGTACCTTCACCTAGAGTTCCGATTTGATTGGCTATAGCACCCTGACCAGTAGCCGCCGCTTGAGCAAAGCTTCCCAGATCTTCTCGCAAACGGTCAGTCTGATTGGCTTGTGCTGTAGCTAAATCTGAGCGTGATTGCTGCGCTATTTCTTCATTCTGACTATAACGATCTACATAAGTATCAAAAGTCGATTTGAACTCATCTTGCCCAGTTTGCAAAGCAGTTTGATTAGCCAAACTTTCAGTAGCATATACATCCGCAGTGTCTGACATAGTCTGTAAGTTACTTTGCAGTTCACCCTGACCGCCCAATACGTTTTCTTGAGTGTTAGTTAACTGCGTACCGATAGCCTCTGCATTTTCAGCCGCAATATTAGCCGCGTTTGCCTGACCCGTATCTAAAGTATCAAAACGTGTACCGGCTTGAGTGAAGCCTTGGTCTAAAGAAGTTTGCACATCACCGACATCACTTCCGACAGTATCTACAGAAGTTTGCACACTTCCAACACTATCATCTAACGTATTAAATCTATCCTGACCCGCCGCAAAACCAGCATCCAAAGATGTTTGCAAGCCACCAGTATTTGTCTGCATCGCCTTTTTAAGGTTGTCGTAATATGCTTTTCGGCCAGAATTTGCTGAGTTTTGCTGCGCCGTAAGAGTTTTGTTTAGATTAGCAAACCCTGTATTTGACGCATTCTTGGCAGCAACCGCATTGTTTTTAGCTGAAACCGCATTTGCATTAACCGTACCAAGAGAGTTATCAAACGTATCGTACCGTTTTTTTGCGGCCTTAGATTCATCCGTAATCTGCCCAGATATGCCAACTTGGTTGTCGGCTAAGTCCTGAAACTGCTCTTCGGATAGAGCGCCATCTACCTTTGTACTTCCACCGCCGCCACTCATATTAAAACTCCTTCGTGTGTTTAATGTCTGGCTGCTTAAATCGACGCCAGTTTGCTGGAACTCTTTTGCCCAGTATGGATTGTGAATGTTTCATCATCCCCCGCATCACTTTCGTCGAATGTCCGAATGGGGTGATGAAATCGATGCCCCAAAGTTCATAGCGGTCATCAATTATGTCGGGGCGCTTCCATACTGCTTCGTCAGGTATCCAGCGCTCTTCTAAAAATTCGACTGCCTCTTCAGGCGTAAGCCAGATCCATGTAACAAATCCGACAGGCTGGTTATCTTCGTAAAAAAGATACGCTTTGTTGTGGATCAGCGGAATCAAACAATAAATGTTAAACTCTGAAAGAGTGTATTGTTTGTGAAAGTCCGATTGATTGAAGAGAAAGAGGCAGTCGAGAACAGTATTTCTGTTCTGCATAATGCGCCTTAACTAAGTGATTTTAATGTAATCAGTATAGCACTTTGTTAGTTGTAATTGCAAGGGGGTATATGCAGAAATTACGCTGCTTCCTCTTCAACGTCTGGATTTTCTAACGCCTCCACAAGGCGTTCTGCAAATGCTTCACGACCAATTACCAGTTGATCTAAATTAAACTGTGTGCTGCCAATCTTACGTTCCAGATCCGTAACGTGATTTAACAACGTCTTCTGGTTATCGGTCATAGCATCAACATTATATTCTTTATCGTTGACGGTAATGACGTTTGTTTTTTTCTCGGTCATTGTAGTCTCTTCTGTTAAGGTTTGATGGGCCAAGTGACATTCGTTGGAAACCCAGCTTGGCTTGGGATATCCCGCAGAGCCTGTCTGTACGTCTGCATCTCTGATGTCATCGTGTTGTCTGACAGTGCGAGGTAATCGGTTTCTGCGATTAAGCTGTTGCGCTTTTCTCTGACTTCCGCTGCCGCCCTATCGTTAGCACCGGCAGCCCATGCAGCCTCTTCAGCTTGGCGAGCAGCTATTTCATCTGCGGTCATATCAGTTAATACGCCGTTTACATACTTTTTCATTAGCTCAATCCATACAGTTTTATGACGCCTTTAGTAAGATTTCCAGATTCCGAAAATAGCCTTATATCTGTTATTACAGAATTAACGGAGTAAGAGGATGCACAATCTGAATAATTAACTGTAAACGATCTTCCTCCAGCTACATCACTTTGAAGTGTTGTCGGAACAGAAGACTCTTGCGAATTATAAATCATTACTCTAGCAGAAAAGTCATCAAAACTATTAATTAATCTTCCAATTAACCCTGTATCATTAGCCGCAAAGGCTCCATTGTTTAAAGTCCCACTACCAGCCTGACCTGAATAAACATATCTATATTCGCCAATAGTCCAATAACTAGAGGTGCTTTCAAAGCTGGTACCATTATCATCAGAAACACGGTATCTTAATCTTGTTCCAGTAGTAACATCTAAATTATGAATAACCATCATTTGCACTGAGTAAGAGCTGCTTAACGATATATCTACAGAAGCAACCGAAGATGTAATGTTTGTGGTAGATATTAAGGTCATAGCCCCGCCACCAGCAGCGGCCCCATCGAGGGTTACACTGCCGCTTGTGGCGCTGATGTCATTCGTCTGGTGATTTATCGTGAGAGCCATAATCTACCCCTTATACGGCTGTAGAGCCATCCATATCGTCCTGAGCCATTACCCAAGCATAGCATTTGTCTAAAAAGCTATCGCCTGATGCTGCCTCAATGTCAGTCAGATTTGCGTTGTAGCGTTTGAAATCTACCTCACGAGTATCATCGTTAGGCGTTGCTGTTGCATAAGCCGACAAGTCAATCATTACGGTGAACTTTGGATCAGTTCCACGTTGACGGCTGATTGCCGCTGTAACGATGCGGTAATAGGCGTTATTAAATGCAATGCCGTACTGGCTTGCACCTTGTTCGATGTTGTGTTGAATAGCCATTAGTTTCTCCTTTTAGGCCCAAGTTACTTCAGATGTGTGGATCGTAGCGACCCACCTGATGTTAGTTGATGCTGCACCAGTACAGGTGATTGCTAATGCACCATTTGTAGTGTCAGCGGATAAAGCCATGCCCCAGTTTGGTGTGTTATCTAAAACAGTCGTGGCTGAGTTTACTAAGACTGTTGTACCAGCGTTAGCTTCCCTGCGAATTAAACCTTCAACCTTCCAAGCGGCACAAGCTGTACCATCAGCGGGGTCTTCTCTAGCAACTAAAGTTCCATGAAATGCAAAAGCAGATTTATCAGGTAAAACAAGTTGGTTTATAGAACTTGCTGCATTAGTATCGCTTGACATTTTAGTTGTAGCAGCATCGGTAGTAGCCAGCCTAAGAGTAAGCATACCTGACTGAACTTCATTGTATTTATTTCTGTATCCAGTAAAGTTTCCTTTAGGCCCAAATACAAATTTTCCTGCTACGTTTGCATGAGCAGATTGTCCTCCAAATACAAAAGAACCGTCCCTTTGAGCATGCCCACTATCTCCACCTATTACGATTGCTTGGCTTCCATTAGCATTACCGTCTACAGCACCAAGACAGACAGCGTGACTTCCCGTAGCTCTTACGCCCATAAAGACGTTTGATCCACCAATACAAATAGAGTTAGAACCAGTTGCTTGGGCTTTTTCCCCCACAGCAAAGGAGTAATTACCACTTGCCTTAGCCTGATACCCCATAGCAATGCTGTCAGCACCGAGGCTTCCATAAGAGTTTCCGTTATCTTGGATTACTACTGCAAAACTGTTTGCACCTGTTGACTTTGATTTTCCGAAGGAAACTGACCTACTACCTTGAGATCTAGCGTCTTGCCCCCCTGCTATACTTCCACTACCAGATGAAATATTAGACCGTCCTATTGCCGTACTAAAAGAACCAGTAGATTGACAGCCATAACCTATAGATAGACTTGTAGTCTGCGTTGCTGAACTACTTAGTCCAATAGCTATTGAGGCAAATCCGCTTGCTGACCCACCGTGTATAGCCAAAGTAGAATCATTTGTAGAAGAAGCATTTGTGCCAATTGCAGTTGCAAATACTGTAGTAGCTGAAGCGTTGTTTCCTATAGCAAACGACTTAGCCCCTGTTGCAGTTGGGGCAGTAAATCCACTTGAAGCATTTTCAGCGTAGTAAGTAGGACTGCTACCTCCACCACCACCTACCGCAGTGCCACCTAATAATAAACTTGTACCATCAGAGCTAAGGGTTATAGCACCGCCAGCGCCTGTGTTATCAATATTAATAGAACCCATTATTTATTACTCCTATGCATACGTCACCTCACTGGTCTGAATATTAGCAACCCAACGGATGTTATGAGAGGCTTCTCCTGTGCAGGTAATTGCTAAGGCGTTGTTTGTGTTGTCGGCTGACAAAGCTACAGTCCAACCATTACCGTCATCAAATGTTTGTATATT